TAGTATTAGTACTATACATAGTATTTATTTATTTTAAAAAGGCAACGAGGAATTTACTGGAATTGCATTTGCTGTAGTACTAAATGTATTAGCAGCCGTTGCTGTAGCAGGTTCCTTATCACCAATCTCTGGTCTTGTAAATACATCTATACCTAATTGTTTAATTTTAGATTCAGAAGTAGGAATATCCATACTTTCAATAAATGTATATTTTGCATATTTAGGTAACGAAGTATAACCTGTTGCACCATATATGACTTTCAATCTCAATAATTTAGTCTTATCAACTGCATCCATTAAGGATTTAACCCATGAATACAATTCATCAAACTGACTAAATGTATAATTCTCTAATTGCTCTTTTTCGTAGAAACAACCTATTATCTGCAGTATTCTTGCAACTTGGTTGTTTGCTTTTGAAGCAAATTCATCATCAGTATCTTCTGGTCTTTTATTTGGTTCCCATTCTGTATGAGTCAATTTGGCTCCATTCTTTTCGAATTCAAATTCAAGAAACAAATTTCCACCAGTAGAACGTTCTTTTCTCACATTGACAAATGCTACATTTTCGTGTATGCCGCCTTCTAAAAAGGCAATGTCTTTCTTTTCTACGCTATAAGCGCTTTTTGTACTAAATATCATATCATCTTCTATTAATCGTTAGTTGGCAAGTAGATTTTGTCCCAATATGTAGAAATTACATTATCCTTATCGGAATCTGCTATTACTATTTTTTGGCCTCTTAAATGAGGTGCTCTTGCTTCTCTAACTGAATTTACTCCTCCTTCAAATGAAATGATTGTCTCATTTGTTTTTCTATAAACATAACCTACTGCATCTGCTTCTCCGCAGACGATATCCCCAAGTTTTCCAACTAAATCTATTTGCATTTCTGACAATTCTTGGCCATCTTTAGTTATTAGAGAATCTTTTGTATGTCCTATCAGAATAAAATGATCTGTTAAGTTACGAAAATTATCTATCACTGTTTTGACAGCTTCCCTTAAGTAAAGATATCCTGCACCTTTATCTAATGTTCTCACATCAGTTCCAGTCCAGTTCTTTGCTATAGGATTCATTCTATATAAACTAGCAGCATATGGTAAACACATGTCTTCTAATCTTGTAGCATTATCAATTGCTATATATTTATATGGTTTTTCACCCGTTTCTGTAATTTTTGCTTTAATTGCATTTGCTATTTCTCCTAAATCTGCGACACTTCTGGCTTGTATAGCCATAGCTTCTAAAAATTCAGAACCTCCTTCAAGATCTACGATTAAGCAGTTCTCTAATGTTGATAACAATGTAGTTTTACCTGTTTTTGGTTTCCCAAATAAGATCAAAAATCTAGGATTAAGTACTTTTGGTATGTTTTTTATTGTTGGTAGTGTAACCATTTTTTCTATCTCTTTTTAAAGAAGCAGATAGTTATTGGTTTGATAGAATTTGATAAATTTGATATATTTTGTTATTACTATCTGCATATTAATTACGCAAATATATCTTCAATAGTAATTGTCAATTCAGTAATATACTGAGGTTTACGATAACTATAAAAGGTTGGGAAAGCAATTGCCTTTGGGATTATGTTATAACCAATTTTTGTACAAGAAGCGAATTCTTCTACATCAATTAAGTTACCACAAAGTGGACATTTGCTATATGTCGAATAATAATTGTTTTTCGACGAAGTTTTTGGTTTGATTGATTCTGCAAACATTTGTAAATGTTTCAGAGCTCCAATTGATTCAGTATTCAAATCATATGTAGGAATTCTATCTGCGTCTTTCAAATAGTTAACGTTTTCAATCCAATTTACATCGTGAGTTTTCGAAGTACCAAATGTTAATACTGTTCCTGCGGGTGCATAGTCTATTCCTTTAATAGTTTTACCATTAATGGTAAATGGGGAATCTATGCCGGCAACAGTAAGCCAAGGGAAAAATTTGATCATTGTTTCAACAAATGCTATTTTCTTAATTCCAAATCTATCTTCTCTTGACGTTGGTAATTGTACTGCGAAATTATATGACTTACTCATAATCGTTTATTTTAAATTTTTATTTCTAACTGCTGTTGGGGTTTTCCAACTTCATCTTCTTCTGGCTCTTTCAAGTTGTTATACTTTAAATCATTGATAAATTTCAATATTTTAAGATCTCCTTCTCGATTTTTCAAAAAATGCAAGTATACACAATCTTTTACGGGAAGATTGTTATATCCATAGGACAATAGTCCTAGAACTTCAGGTCTGTGTATTACTATTACATAGTCTGAGCCTTGAAAAACAGCGTCACTTGATGACAAGTCGCTGCGTTGGGGATAATGCATAGAACTATTGTTTATCCTTTCAGGAGTTTCAATGTTTCTATTCATTTGTGATATTTGTATAATAGAAGTCTTTCCAACTTTCTTTGCTCCTATTAGTTCTTTCTCTAAATCCACTATAATTTCTCTTTCTCCACCAGTACCACTTCCTCTAATTAATAGAGTATGATCTATGATTACTACTAACCATTTACCTTTTGCAAAAGTTTCTTGAAAGAATTTTATTGTTGCTGCTATTTCTGCTACATTACCAGGCGAATCTACATAATAGATTGGATAATCCATTATTGTTTTTGCTTGTTCCTGTATACCTTCAAATTCTATATCTGTTACTAATCCTTTTTCTGAGGCACTATATAACTCGGATGTAGTCTTCTTTAACTTATATGATAGTTTCCTACCTACTTGTCTGCTTGATAGCATTTCGAACGAAAATGATAATATTACTATATTTTCGTGTGGATTTAAATCGATTAAATCAGTTTCTAATGTATTGACAAATGATGATTTTCCACTGCCAGATATACCGGCTATGGCATATATAGCATTGGGTTCAATACCTCCCATTGCTAGGCGATTGAACTTAGGCCATCTAGTGGCTAAGGAATTAACTTTCTTAGTCCTTCTATCTTGAATATATCCAACAATTTCATTTGTTGCAGTTGAGATATGTCTATACCCTAGTATTTTATTACTCGATTGTAGTCCCATATACTTCTCCTGCATGTTTTTGAATCTTTTTATCCTTCATAAATTCATCATATAATAACCATTCTTCAGATAATAGCCACTTTGCCATTCTCTTCATATAACCTAATGAATTACTTCTTTTTCGAGTTTCCACCTCAAATCTTAAGCATTCCATCATGTGATCATGTTTATCTTTATTTGTACCAACTATCTTGTCATAATACTTTCTACATCGAGATACATCTCCTCTCAAATAGTCTTTTAATCCATCATTTCTCAATACTACTATTGGATATGAATCAAAAAATTCAGTAAAATAATCTTTAACTTTAATTTTACTTTTAAAATCTTCTGTGATAATTAGTTTTGTGAAATCCTTTATGTCAAAAATTGATTCTTTTGTGAATATTTCTTTGTCTATTAGATTATTAATATCAGATTCATCTATTGGAAGTACATCTAATAATGGTCTAATTGGAGTTTTATTCATTAATAAGCTAATCAATATAAACTGATTTACCGTAATACCAAGGCGTTTTGCCTCTTCCAAATCTAGTTCTATCAGCATTTTAATTTAATTTTAAGTTAAATAATATGTGATATAAACTGATACGATTTGTTATTCTTTTAAAAGAACATTAACAAAAGCTTGTTCCATTTCTGGCGACAATTTTCCATTGTGCTCTTTCATATATTTATCTATTGAAATTATATGATCTTTAGTTAATTCGCTAACTTTTCTAGTTAATGGTTCATCTAAAGGATTCATATCTTTATCATAGATTGAAGTCCAATATAAACATTCTTCTGGCGGAATTCCCTGTGACATTAAAATATCTGGTTCTTCTGTATGCCATATCATAATATCATTTGGCACTTTTTGCATGTTTATTAATACTTGACCTATTCTCATATCTGGGTTATCTTTCCAGTATTCTTCAATAGTAGGATTTTTTGAATATGCAATTATTTTTTCATACATAATTGCTTTATCTAATTTCCATCTATTATATAATAGGTCATTCCAATCGACTTTCTTCAGAAAATCATCTATTCTTTCAATTGGTCTCATCTTATTTAATTTATTTGTTAAAGCTTGGGAATTGGACCCAATTACGTTTATTCTAACGCATTTACCGTTACTTCCTTGTTAATTTTATGCTGCGTTATTAATTTCGCCTGCATTAAAAGCTACTAATTTTTCTTCCAGAGTAGTAATTTCTGTATTCAATTTAGTAATTTCATCATTAATGAATTTACGAGAAAATGCTACTTTTTCAGTATCTTCTTTTTTCGTAGGAATCATTGCGAGTTTAATTGCACGTTCTTTAATCTGTTGCAACAAAAAGATAGTATAGAATGCACTATCTTTGGGTATCAATGATAAATCTTTAATACCAAAGTTAATTGCCTGAAGTTTGATTTTTGTATCAATTAGGTCAATTTCATCTTTTATTATCTGTGTATAAACTGCTTCTAAATTATATAGAGGCATCATTTCCTTCGGGAACACATTATTGTTAATAATAAGGTTCCATGAAGTTTTAATCTCAGAAATTAATATTTCACGCGTAGCGATTAATTCAGTAGGCGTGATTTTAGTAGGTGCTGTCATTTTGATAATTATTTAGTTTTGATTATTACTAATAGTTAATTCGACCTGCATCTTCCCGTGTTGGATAGAAAACGTTTAAGTTTAGTATCCAATGTTTAAAAGGACAAAGCAACTCCATACCGTTTAAGGCTAGGAGTTGATTTATATTTTTTAAGTAATATTCTAAGCCATAATTAATATTGTTTTTTATATATCGAAATCGCACTTTGGTGTAATTGTTTACTGGGGTTAGCCAAACTCATACAGATTGAATTTTAAGGGTTTAACCATCGATAAGTTGCAATATTTATTACTTATTTAAAATATTATACTCTTTTGTCGATTACGACAACTTTTGTTCTTCCATTGCCTCCATTAAGTATTTCACAAAGATTCTTTTTCATTTCCCTTTCACGATCTATATCTCTTTCAAAGATATCACCATAAGGAGGAAGCATTCGTTGTTTGGATTCAAGTGTTATCTCTTGTCCAATTACTTTTGCTTCTTGAATTTGAGGATCTTCATCTACTATGTAGGCTTTGTATAATTCTTTGATGACGAATGAACGATCATTACTTTCCAATAATGAACCTAATGCACCATCACAGGTATTGTCTATGAAAGGAATCACTCCCTTTTCATCCATAATTTTCTTAACAATTATTTGAACTACTTCCAAAAAATCAAAGTGATCTTCTGAATTTCGTTTAAAGACTCTTGCGAACCATGATCTTATTGTTAGAGAAACCTCGCCTTTTCCGTTTATTTCGAAACGTTCTGACGGATTGAGATAGGCACGTACTAATTCAGCATAGTGCTGAAGTTCCATGTCTGTTAGGCCTTTCTTTTCACTCATATTGAATATGAATTAAGGGTTGTTAGCCCGGATTAGTCTTCCTCTTCTTCGTACAACGGCAATGCGTTGATATTTGCCTTATTAGCCTCTACCAGACATTTAATCTGATCAATGAGATCATCTTGGATAATCGTCAGACGAATGATCTCGCTTTCGTTCTGTGCATTTGCAACTGCAATAGCCTCCTTATAAGAAGGAAAATATGCATCCGGTTGTTTTTCAAAGTCGAATTTATCGGCTTCTTCAACAAATTTGTAATTACCTGGGAAAGTCTGACTTCCTCCGTTTACCTGGTATATTTCTGCACCACCTGCTGCGTGCGATTTCTTTACTTCGTTAATTACTAACGATTTTGGCATACAAATCATTGCAAGTTTTTCAATTCGCAATTCTTTTTCTTTTGCCTTATGATTTACATCAATTGGCTTGTTAACCAAATTGAATATTTCTGCTCCGGCATAAATCCGCCGTCCTACTGAATCTTTATTTTTCACTTTTACCTCCGTTTTAAATTGATTTTACTACTGTGTTTTGAAAATTTGTGCCTTACTAAACATTTAAGTTGTTCCGACTATGAAAATTGTAATATAAAAAGAAAATTAACAGTGATTGGTTACACTCCAATCCAAAGTTCATTACTCTTCAATCTTTATAGAAGTGGGCATGCGACTCCTGTATCAATATCTTAATTTGTAAAGTATCTAATTTACGATTAGAATAAGGTTTTCCACCTATACAACTATTTTGTATGCGTTTGCGGTTTGCGAATAATGAGATTAATTCATCTATTCCAGTTATATTTACATATGTCACTGTTCTACCTTTTGTGATTGTCCACATTGGTTTAGTAAATATAATAGCCGACAGTATTTGGTAATTAATAAGCCATTCTTTAACACTAAGAAAGGCGAAGAACGGATGTTTGCACCGAGTCTTATATTAGTTCCTATAGCAAATGAGGCTATGGTATTCTAAAACCCTATATTGTATTAGCCCTTGAAAACTAAGATGCTTGATATAATTTGATATATTTTCTTTGAATTCTATTTAGTGACTGACCTTATATATATCCATAGGCAAGGGATAAATAATTATATTCTTAATCATTTACTTTGTGTACAGTTTGGACCTGCTTGTTCTGGACCTTTCTCCATTTAAGGACTGATATTCATACTTGACACCAGGTTTCTAAACTTCAAATTCGGGTAATGAAATGTTCTTCTTATTATCTAGTGATAATTGTATCTTCATTTCTTTAAATGGTTTTATAGTGTTTGACCTTCCACTAGTTTGTATAGTTCGTTCTACTGCACGGATTGAATAGCCTTCGGCTTCCTTCTGTGTATCCTAAGACCTAGGGCACTTACTAATATGCATTTGAGGCTTACTATTCCTCGTAACTGATGATACTAACTTTCCCACGTATCAAGGGCAATATTTGAGGTCTTCCTATCAGGCAGGTCGTACCCCTCACTAGCCATTATTTATTATGCATATTATTATACCATAATTCGCTGGTTTCGGCTTTCGCCTTTCTGTTCGTTATTTCATACTTACAATGTACGTTTTCCCATCTACAAGTATGGGCACAGACCACTTTCGATTAACCTTGAAAGCAACAACTAGGTTGGTTTTTATTTATTTCATTCATTTTAAAACCAATAATATAATGATATGTTTAGCTTTTCACTCTTCTATGCCCTTTTGGACATTTCCATCTTGCATGGGTTACTCACCACTATTGTAGTGTAGGAAGCTATTGCTTATAGACTTTAAAGTGCTTAATTCTACCCTTGCATAGGTAAAGTATCTGCGATCTATATTTCCCTGGTCTTACATTATTAATGGCCTATCTCAGGAATCTCTTTTTTACCGCGAGTCGGCTTACTTTTTGAATAGCTGTATAACTACGGCTTTCGCCTGGGCTGGCACCTTCGGGAGGCCTGGACACCTACTTTCATTTTATACGCTTGAAAGCTTAAAATAATTGCGTCTATGATTTTACTATGCGTTCATATGCATTGTTATCTTGTCGATTCTCTCCATTTAAGGATCATGGCTGATAACTACGTTCCACCATCATTGCGTCGTTTCGGGCGTTTTGTATCGCGACAGCCCCCCGTCGCACTTTAACTATGACATACAAACTCCGCATAAAGAACGGCAGTTGCGTTAGTATCATTTTTAATCTAATTGGCCCGCTCATAATCATGTTTGGATTACTGCTGCTCTGCTAACGTTTATTTTAATTCGTTGCTCGACGTACCGAATACATAATTGGAAACCGTATGCCTACGGTGCCGGTTTGATCCGATCGATTATTCTTTGGAAACAATTTCGCCTGTTTCCAAGTCTAATATACTACTACCATTGTCCGCCAATGATATGTCTATTAAACCGACTTTAAGTTCCTCTACAGATATGCAACACACTCTTCTGTGTATCCACACACTATATCCCGGAAGGTTACTTATGACACTATCTATTGCATCTTTTCTTACTAATATTTGACCGTTTAGTCGGGCCAGGGTTTCATGTAACGGATTTTCGATGAATATATCACCTCTGACGTATGTGTCAAGTATACCAATTACTGCCTGTCTTGCTTTAAGCAAATTATTTAATCGTACGTTTTGCATACGAATTAGTTGCATTTGTTGTGTCATAATCAAGATTGGTTATTAGCCCAATAAGTTTTAACAAATATATCAAATTCCGATAATGTAATAATATCACAGGGACCAAAGTTTTTTAACTCTTCGATTTCTATTTCTTTTGAGTGTATGCCCCAATAATTATTATATTTATACCGATGCCGAGACATATCTTTTAATCCTGCCACAATTGTTACATTGTTTAATTCTTTTTCTATATTGATGGTTGGCCAATACATATGTAAGAATTCGACAAAATCAAAAGACGAATTTTGAGCTTTTGCTAAAACTGTTTCTACTTTTGTGTCTGGA